AATATAGACATGATAGAATACTTCTATGTTCATTGCTGTTTGAAAGTATTAACACCAGCTCGGCCAAGAAAATACAATCCTTGATCAGTCTTGTAAGTGTCTCGCCAGTATAGATTAGTGATACCAGCTCCATGAATCATCTTTGCACATTCAATACATGGGGCATGGGTGCAAAACATAGTGGCATTCTTACCAGACTCACCATCGCGTGCTAGCTTTAGGATTGCATTTGCTTCAGCATGAATGACTTCTGGTTTGGTGACTGTTGTTGGCGGAAGTTCGCCTGTGTCAATTACTACTTCGCATTCATTACTCCATCCAGCAGGAGTGCCGTTGTATCCAATCGAAATGATTCGATGGTCTTTCACAACAACAGCTCCTACTTTCAAACGTGTAGCTGTTGAGAGTTGTGCAAACCTCTCAGCCACATCCATGTATGCACTAATCCACTTTGGTTTCATATTTTAGCTATCCACTCTACAAGTCGGTCAAATAGAGTAGGTTTAGGAGGAATGTTTACAGGACCACTTGGGGGCTCGCCGACTTGCGAGGTCTTCCCCTGGGCCTTACGGATTTTTTTGTTGCTACTTCCTCCTTCTTAACTTCTTGAGGAGGTAGCTGTGGGATGAATCCAGCTGCAGCTACTGCTTCACGAGTGATGTTTGGGTATAGATTAGTAAGAGTTTGATCTTTGACGGCAATCAAGATTTTAGCTTCTTCTAGATGAACTGACTCCAGCATCTGAATAAACAACTGCTCGCGTTTAGTGTTGGATAGATCTTTGCGAGTGAACAAATAGAACCTACGAATCTCTTGAATGAACCGTGCTGGCGTCATTCCAATAGGTTCAGGACTCGGTTTGTATGGGGGCTCGCCATCTGGTAGTAGAAACTTACCCTGCGCGGTGAAGGCATGCATAAACAGCACACCAAGAGGACCACCATTACCTACTTTACGATACGTGGTTTGGAATAGCGACGGATCCTTGTTAAGGTCGCGAAGTACTTCCGTAATATACTGTGCCATATTAAAACTCCTCAATGCTGTCAAGCAGTAGACGACAGCGATGCTTGATGAAATAATTATATATGCTCATCTTACTGCCTTTTGGCTTCTGTGTCAAAAACGATTCGAGAATCGATAGTTCAATGTCAGGTGGAATCATATCGAGATTAATTAGTTGATTATTCCTGTCCCAATTACGACGCTGCTCGTCATTCTCACATGCATCGCGGCCAAGAGTAATGAATCTTTCCAGCTTGGCTGATGTCATCTTATTCTGGCGAGTACCTTCTGTAACAAACACGTCATCAGGAGATAGTACATTAGGAATACCATCATCTCCAGCCTTTGCAATATGTTCGGCAAGATAGGTCTTGGGATTAGGGCAATGAACTGCTTTCTTCTGGATAGGGCTCCATTGACTGACGTTATCATACTTATGGAGTTGCTTGAAGTCACCATCAGACGATACGATCATCACAGGCTGTTTCTCTTCAAACATACCACGATCAACCATACCACCGGTCTGAGTCCACTTACATAGAGTTCCAATAATATCATCAGCCTCTGCTGTATCGATATGAATCACTTTGTACGGGAAGTGCTCTACTAGATCATCCCGAATGCTTGAGATCGTATCGAAAATCAACTTCCAGTCGAGGTCGGATTTCTCACGTGTCTTCGATCGCCCAGCCTTGTAGTATGGAAACAACTGTTTCCTCCAATACTTCTTTCCATCGCAGGCTAGAACCATCTCGCCATACTTGTCGCTATACTTGGTTTTGTAATACTTCAATCCAGTTAGGATAGCATGACGGATAATGTTCACTGCTTCCGCTTTGTTCTCAGAGGTCTTCTTGAGATCAGATTGGAATGCAAAGATATTCGCGATAGCCACTTGGCTGTAGTCAATAATAATCATATCGAACCTTTATTAGTTTGCTGCCAGAAGGATCATGTCCTCGTTGATTCGAGCTCGAGGGCTAGAAGCCTTAGCCTTGACAGCTTTCCAAGCATTAGCCATAGCACGCTTACCTGTAGATGCAAGTCCCTTAAAGAACTTCTCCGGATCACGAAGAGTCTTAACAGACGACTTCTCGACATCGTAATTTGTGACTGACATCCCACTGACGCCAAGATAACCATTATCGGCACCATAGTATACAATCAACTTACGATTAGCTGTATTGTACACCCACAGCTCGGATGCCCCAATGATCTTATCAGCAGTAATTGACTTCAATTTCAACTCAGGAAACTCTTTCATGTAAACCATATTCTTAGCAACTACTGAAGCAGGTTTAGCTTTGCGAGCGCGCGGCTTGCGTTGAGCTTTAGCAGATACAGCTTGCTGGTTACAATCAGCAACAATCTGTCGCATGAATTCAGCATACGCTTTCAATCCACGCTTAGTATATTGGCCGTACCCTTCTTTCAGTTGAACGTCTTTACCAGCAATCGCTTCATCGAGCTCAGCAAGAACTCCTTCAAACATCGCACCAATCTTCTTGGCAACGACACCGGACACCTGCTTAGATAGCAGGAACGACTTCATAGAGAACTCGGTTCCGTTAATTAAGTAATCGTCAATCGCTCCTTCAACTTCACCCGCTGCAACTCGAGCAGACTCGTTAATACGATCTTGGACAGAGATCGTCTGTCCAGTTGATTGAATCGTAACGGCAGCAGGTTTTGGCCTTGCATACTTAACTTGAAGTTTCTCGATAGAGACGAGAAGAGATTCAAGAGTATTCAGATCGACGTATTGGTCTCGCATCACGAGACGGCCAATCACACCAATCGGTCGAATATCCGAGAATGAAGCCTTGCTAAGGAGATAGGTTGTGTCTTTAACCTTAGCAACCTTAGTCATATACTTCTCTGCTGAAGAACGATAATCCTTTTCTTCCCAGTTAGCATTATACCAATTCAATGCTTTGATTAGGTCAGCCTTGAAAGACTCTTTGGTGGTGATCGGCTCGATGCCACGAATGATAGCCATCGAAGTCTCGATGGACTGCTTGCGACGTTTAGTTACAGCCATAATGGTTCTCCATTCAACAAGACATCATTATAGTCTGCTTGCGAATTAATGTCAACAGCCAAAAACAACCGGGTTATTGCGCTTCGTTTTTGATGTTGACAACCATTTCGTAGAGCTGTTCGAACTCATCTTGAATGGCAACCTCTTCACTAAAGCTCTGTTTGTGGTAGACACGGATCATCTTGTTTACTTGCTTCTTTGGAATCTGATATGTATCAGAGATATCCTTGGCAATATCTTTAATCAGGTCACGCTCGGCACCAATCCGAGTCATTGAGTTGGATGCTTCTTGAAGAGCATCGCGAATTTTCTTTCGATCATATGTAGAACTAATAGTCATAATCACCTCTCAATTATAAGATAAAACTTCTGTCACAGATTCCCACTTAAAGCTTCGCCACTCCCCTTTATCGAGATCGAATACTCGTTGCGTGGTTTCAGAAGAGCTGCTACCTGAACCTTTCGGCCGTTTGTCGACGGGGATGAGAGATTCTGCGAGGGTGCAGCGCATAGTTCGCGTTGTACCATCGGATTTTTCAAAAGTAATGCGCAGATCTTGTTTTGATTCGTCATGCAGTAGGCCCTTTACCTTTTGTTTAGTTTCTTCGTCAATGAACATCACGTTTCTCCATAACTAAAGCACTATATTATCTCATTATGTACTTAACGTCAACTTTATTTCCAGTACTTACTTTCTGGGTTGAATACTGGATGTTCTGTCGCTCCGATCGCTGTAGCAACATCATCTGACATCTTCACGTTTGTTTGTATAGTGATTGACTTGTGGTTGGTAGGGACCTCTTCTTTAGGCTCAGGTGCGATTACATCAGGTACAGGTTCCACTAACGGCTCGGGATCAGGTACTGGAGGTTGGACTGCTGGTATATCTACAGGTTTGCGAGTATGTAGTAGAGACCAATTCGCTGCAATTAGCATGATCACAGCTAAGGGATCGAACACCGACACAATGAGGATGATTACCCACCGTACAGACTTCTCGAGAAGATTCTGGTCAATGGAGTCGCCGTAGATCAGAGATGCGATGTACTTTATAGGCCCAACTTCTGCCTCGACTTTTCGGATCTCGGCGGCTTTGGGCGATCGCTCTTCTCTAAGTCGCCCAATCTCTTTAGAGCTCTCTGCAATCTGGTTACTGAGGGCAGATCGCTCCTTAGCTTGTTGACGCCTGATTGTAATTGATCGGTCGACTGCTCTTGTGTCCGTGTCCTTACTCGATCTCGTAATAGTCTCATTAACTTGAGCATCCAATTGTGTAAGAGATTTACGAGCTTCATTTATCTTTTCCTGTTCTGTTTTTATCTTCTCGTCAATTAGATCTACCTGAGCTTGTATATCGGCTGTTGGAACGCCTTGATCAAGATGAGCCTTTGACAGATATCCAAAGATTCCCATCGAAGTAAGAAACATCAGAATGATAAGAGCCAGTGTCAGATAGCTCTTCATAAGAATTGGAATTTCCTTCCAATTCCTGTACAACCATGAAGCAACAATTAACTTAGATGCCTCTAGTGCAGATCCCATCACTGCAATAGAAATAGGGGCTGATGCAAAGATAGCCATCAACCCAACAATGGAGTAAAACGCTGCAATCCCTGATAGTGCTAGGGCATTTGCAAATAGCAGGAAGATCATAGCTTTATGTGACTCTTGTTGACCCTACAATTTATGATACCATTGTAATACAGATCAGGTCGTTCTAAGACACGACGATCGAACTGTTCACGAGCTTCAAGATAGTTGGCTGTACCCTTGTTGATGCATAGGTGGAGAATCTCACGAGTGAAGTTCTCCTTACCCAACCTTTCAACATCTGCCTTCAGTTCTTCAGAAGACGACCAGTAATCGCGCCAATCAGACTCAACCACATATCGTTTCTTCTTACCTTTGATGGTTTTTGTCTTGCGCGATTGAGTCGTTTTGAGACCAATGTATTGTTTGTTATTTATAAGATTGGTTATATTATAGACGAATGCAACATACTGTAGTTCAATACTTTCAATGACCTCGCCCTTATAGGTCCAAGGAGCTGTCATCGATATCTTCTTCCTCGTATATGTCGCCTGAGCACACAGGGCAGCATACTATATCTTCGAACTGAACGTCAGTTCCTTTGATAGTAATCTTTCCCTCAGCTCCGCAATTATCGCATGTGAACTGTTTCACTACCATACGCTTGGTTCCTTAGCTTTAAGTTGAGCACAAAATTTTCCACAATTAGTTTGGTGATCGTGGCAAGGAACACCTCCTTGGCCATCGGATCGTCATATTTATGGGACAAAGTTTCGACAACATTGAGGGCAATCAATCGATATGCATCGTCCTCGCTGATGTTCAGAACACCCCAGTCAATGGGGTCTTCCGTCTCCACTTCTTTGGCGATCTCTACAATTGCATCAACATACTCTGACTTAATCACTTCCATACTGAACCCCACGACCCTGTTAGAGCGCCTTTAGCAT